AGCCCACATACGCATACGCATACGAAGCACCGTAATGCGCACACGCAAACGACACACCGCCAACCGCATACGCATAGTTGCACCCGCGATAGACCACACGGACTGTGGCGGTGCTTATCCAGTACATGTCGGTATAGTAAGTAGAAGATGATCCGTTCAGATTACCTACCGGAACCAGGGCCATATACTTGCCGTGCGCCACGCCTGTAATCCACTGACCGCTGTCCTTCTTGCCCTGTACCATACGGATACTGCCGTCCGGCATCCAGATGCGCCATTTGCCCACGTTGCCGCTGTCGTTCGGCAGATCCACGCCGTCCATCATATCATACTTGTTGCCGTAGATGTCCTCGTAGCCCAGGCAGCAGATATTATTCACCTGCACAACGGTTGCCTGTCCGTATTCGTCCAGGCTCTTATACCAGGCGTATTGGTGCACCAGGCCGTCAACCAGCGAATTCGTGATTTTGTTGTTGATGGCATACGCTTCATCGTAGCCGATGGTATCTGTCATTCCATGGTCGGCCGTTCCACCTGTTGTGCGGTTGTAGGTATGCTGTCCGGCACCGCACTGTTCCTGCATATCCCTTCTCCCGTAACGGGCATAGCTCAGATTCGCAATGCGGCTGTGCATCAGCGCATCTATCTGCTGCATACCCCGCTGCTGACTGTAATAGTGGAAGTCCGTCCAGGTCATGCTTGCCGTGGTCGAAGCTCCGGTTATGCAGGCACGCAGCTTGCTGCCCACCACCGAACTGCCCACAACGGCACACAGATGTTCCTCATTGGCCACCCAATCCGGTTCCATGTCCTCTATCTTGTCGCTGTTGCTCAGCACCACGCAGTCAAACTCTGCCGTGTTCAGAATGGAGAAATGCAGAGCCGTCGCACGCTCCGGAACGTCTGCTATCAGATACATGCCAGCTTCAAATTTCAAGCCGATGGTCGGCACCACGATGCTCTTCAGGATGTTTCCTGCATCATCCACAAACACACTGCCGATAAGCCCCGTTCCTGGAACGCTCGGGAAGCGCACGCGCTTGTAGCCGGCTACGTCCACCTTACATACCGAATAGGTCTTGTCAGTCGTATAGGATTCCATCAACGTAGGCTTCCCGGTCATAATTTTGCGTTCACCCAGCCAGCCGCCCTGCGTTTCCTTAATGGTATCCAGTGTCAGCACTGTCGCCTCCGGAACAGGGGGCATTTCGTCCTCCGGATAACTGCTATAGCAGGCGTACTTCTTGTTGTTCAGATAATCGTTGATACCCTTGCTCCAGTAGAACGGCTCATACATCATCCAGTCTCCCTCGCTGCCGTCCAGCTTCGCCACCGTGCAGTCGTTCATATCCTCCGCATCGGCATAGAAGTTCGAGCTTTCGTCATGCAGGGGGAAATAGGTCATCTCCCCGTCCGGGTTGTTCACTTCCACCTGCTGCCCGGCTATCTCCACCTTCCGGCTCGTGGGCATCCTGGTCACCTTGGCCAATACGCGGTGGCGCTTGGACAGGATGGCATTCACATGCCCGCTCATTTTGTACGTATTGCCGAATTTGTACCCCGTCTTGTTGTCCAGGTTCGAAACATTGGCATCGTCGGCCACACTGTCGTCAAACTCAATCATCGTATAGGGCGGCTGCTTGATGGTCAGTTCCGGATAACGGGCGGCATACTTCTCCAGTTCCTCATCGGCCAGATACTTCGTCAGGGTCAGCTTACCGCGAAGGCCCGAGTGGCGGTCATCCACCGCACCCGTCTGCGTGTACGTTCCGTAGTCAAAATACTTCTTCAGCAGGCTTCCGTCGTCTTCCCGGTCTATCTCCAGCACAAAGCGCTCCAGCTTGCCGCTGCCGTTCAGTTTGGCCTGATGCAGGCGTTCCAGCATGGCAAATCCGTCGATGCCGGGGCAGTTGGTATAGCGGTAGCCCCGCACGTTGTTGATGCCTTCCAGCACCAGGCCGCTGTCCTGCAGCTTGGTCAGATACTCCAGGAACAGTTCCTCAATCGTGTCCGGCAGGCATAACTGCACAACGGGCGCACCGGTGGCCAGCTTCACGCGGGTCAGCCCCGTACCTCTCACGTCCAGTTTCTTCAGTCGCCCCTGCCAGCTCAGGTCCAAGGTGGCCACGTTTCCGTTGTCCCCGTTCCGGGCCAGCAGGTTATTCCGCATATTCACTTCTTCCAGCAGCAGCATCCCGTTGGTCGAAGCCATGAACGAGCCGTTCCGGTAACCGCTGGCTTTCTCCACGCTCATGTCCAGTTTGACCAACGAGGTCAGCAGACCGAAGTTGAAGCCGATGGCGAACGCATCCTCATGCCACACCAGTTCCTTGATTTTGGCCGCACCCACTATCTTCAGCGGGTCGTTCTCACCGAAGGCACGGGTCAGCTGCAGGGAGTGGAGCACGTCCGCATCCACCACACCGCTGTCGGCCTGTACGCCATTGCTGGTAGATAACTGCACACGGTACGGGATGGTCAGCCGGTACTGCATCGGTTTCAGCTTATAAGCCTTGTCCAGCGATGCCGTACTCTGGTAGAACTGGGCACCCAGCGTAGATACATAGCCGTACTCCACCTGCTTCAGGTCGTACCGGCGCTGGATGAAGTAGTTCCGGTGCGCTTTCAGCGAACCCTTCAGACCGTAGATCTGCGGATAGGTCTGTTTCGCACCGTCCGCACCCACCGGCATTTCGTTCAGGAACGGATACACATACTTGAATATGCCGGACTTGTTATACAGGCGCGAGCACCACTTCTTCATCTGCTCGGTATCGAAGTGGTCAATGGCTTTCTGGATACTGAAGGCACTCATGAAGCTGGTTCCGCCGTTCACGCCCTTGGTCATCACCTCCTCCAGCAGATTGCCCATGTTGCCCAGTATCAGGTTCCACAGCCAGCTGTTGTGCCCCTGCATCACATAGGCCCCGTCGCGCTTCGTCTGCCGGTTGTCGTCATACTTCCCGGTCAGGAACGACTTGTTGTCCGAACCCAGCTGGCAGTCACCATCGTAATAGGTTATCCACCACATCACGCCGTCCCACGTCCGCACCAGCATGTTTTTTGCCAGCTGGTCCACGCCCAGGTTGAACTGTACATACAGGTAGTAGGCAGCCAGGTTGGGCAGGTTGAAATACTTCCCGGCTTCCTTCCTGAAGGTCGGGCTTGCCCACTTGGCGGTCGGGAACTTGTTTCCGTCATCCTCATAGTCCACCCCGTCAAATGTGTGCGACTCCTTGTTATAGGTCATGCCCTTGCCTGCAGGCGTTTCCTTCACACATCTGTAAAGGAAGCTCATCATGCGGTCCAGGGCCTTGTACATCTTGTCATACTTGTCACCGGTGCCCAGATGTTCCTTGATGTTCGGTTCTTCCTCGGCATCCCCACCGCCGTCGTTCCAGAACACGTCTTTCGGGTGGTTGAATTCGAAACCGCCGTCAAAGTTGAAATCCATGAAGTCCGTATGGTCGGGCTCCGTGGACGGCAGCCAGCGGAACAGGCACAGGTCATTCGAGTTGTTCAGCGTCTCGATGCAGATGGGCAGGTATTCCTTCGGCTGGTCGCCGTTCGCCTGCAGGTAGTTCAGGGTGTCGCCGGTTCCCCATTGCTCGCCGCCGATAGTCTTGTCCTGACCGAATATCGGGTAGCTGTCGCTCTTCTCGTTGTTCATGTTGTACTGGCCGTAATAGGTCAGGTCCTCATCCACGCTCTTGGCCACAAACAGGTCACAGGGCAAGCCGTCAATGGCCGAGCGTATATCTTCCTTGCACGTATCTGCATGGTCGGCGGCATACTGTTGGGCAGGGGTCAGGATTCCCATTTCCTTCATGCCGTCATGAATGAACTTCGCACCGCCCGTGTTGGTCGTCATGGAGGAGTCGGAAAAGTCACATTTCGCACAGGCAAGTTTCGCGCCCACCGAGTTGCCCCGCAACCGGAACAGGTTCTTCTTGCCCTCCGTAGCTGTCGGGTTGCTCTGCTGCCCGTTGCCGTCTATCTCGCCGTAGGTCATCCGTGCCGTATATCCGCTGGCTGTCTTCTGGAAGTAGAAGCGCAGGTTCTTGCGGGCATAGTTCACCGAACTGGTACCCTGGATGCGCAGATAGATGTCACGGGCTATCCAGTCCAGCGCCCGGTTCTCGCCGTTGTAGAATCTCACTTCCCGGCACAGCTTGTTGGCCTTCTTGTTGTTCAGCTGGGCCAGCGCATCCATCACGTTCAGCGTGTCGCTCTCGCTCGGCACCTCACTGCCCACGCTGCCCGTGCCTATCAGTACCAGGATCGAGTTCCGGCGTTTCTTCATCAGTCCCATCAGCTTCTCCATGCTCACCGTGTCCCCCTCGTTCAGCACGCGGTTGTCCTCATCCAGCGAGCGCACGCCCGGTTCCCCGTCGGCATCTTCCAGGTGGTTGCGGTCCACGATATAGTTGTTCAGCACCTCGTCCGAGGTCAGCGCCTTGTTGTAGATGCGCACGCTCTTCACGTTCAGGTCCGCACCCGTTGACTTGAACTCCAGCTGGCTCTGGATGTTGAAGTTCACCTTGTCCAGCCACTTCGAGGCGGCACTTTCCTCACCGTTCACATAGAAGCCGATCAGCGTACGCTGTTCGTTCGTCTGCACGTTCGGGTAGAACACGTAGGTAATGCGGATGTTCGTACCAGGCTGGAATTTCGTACCCACCGAGTCCTCATAGCGTAGCACCTGCCCGGCATCCATCGCCTCGGTCACCACGCCGGTCAGGAACTTGGCCTCCTCCGGGGTCACAATCAGCCCGTACCGGTTGCCGTTGTCCAGCTGCCCCAGGCAGGTGATCAGCTCGGCATTCGTGTCCGTCACGTTGGCCGTGCTGTATTCTATCTCCAGCGTCATGCCCACGTCACGGATGGCAAACCCCTCCGGCTTGTCCGCTTCGTTGAAGGGGCGGTACCCACCGTCAGCGGTCAGGGTCATGCCTGCACCTCCGGCCAGCAGCAGGCGGTCCTTGTGCCAGCCGCTACCGGCACCATATTCGTTCACGCTCCACAGCACGTCCCGGAACTCCATGCGCTTGTCACCGCTCACCCAGCTTGCCGGGTTGTTTTCCGTATTGCTTCGCCCGAAGGCATCGAACGTGCACACGGCATCCGGTGCCAGCGTGGCTTCAATGTCTGGGTGCGATGTGGTGTTCACCTTCACCTCAAGCACGGCATCACCGCACGACACACGATAGTCCAGCGGTTCCACGTTCACGTTCGTCCGTCCGTAGCTGCCGGTCTCACCGCGTTGGAGCAGGTCTTCCTTCACAATGCTGTCCCCATTCATCACCTTCACACGTGCCGTGTACGCATCACGCTCGTAACCGGCATACGTGAAGTTCCAGGCAGTGAACTGCTCTGCCTCCAGCACCGGGTGTTTCCAGTCACGCTGGAAACCTGCTGCCCGGTGGCTGAACATCATGCCGGCATACGCTGTAACCCCACCGCCGGCCTTCAGAAGCGTAATGTAATGCACTTGGCTTACCACACCGGAGTTCTCATGCTGCGCGTAGGCTTCCACCACGTTCGCACCCTCCTGCATCTGAGCCAGTGGGATGGTCACGTTCTTCTGCTGCACACCGCTGCCGGCCGAAAGACCGAGGGTAAAGGCCTGTCCGCCGTTGATGCGGTAGTAGATGTTCTTCTCTCCGCTCGTACCCTTGGCTGTGAATGGAATGTTCACATCATTTTTATATCCCCCGTCGGCCAGTCCGTTACCCACCGAATAAGTGGTACTTAATTCCATAGCCACCATTGTTACCCGGGCTGTGGCGGTTTTCATCAGCGTGCCGCCCTGGTAGGTACACTGCGCTTCAACCTGCACCGTATAGGTCGTGGCATCCTTCAGGTAGGGCGATGCGTCAAAGGTATAACCCTGCCCGGCGGTAACACCCGCAAACTCCGCATCCTGGAATTCGGTAATCACCGTGGAGCCGCGTTTAACAACCACTTTTGCCTTCAGGTCGCTGTAACCGTCAACCTCCGCACCGCCGGCAGTACCGACGCTTACCGCATATTTTACCACGAACCCGGTACCGAGTGCCAGGTACTGGGAGGAGGGAAGCCCCGCACCGCTGCTGTCAGTCAGGTCAATGTTCACCACCACCTTGTCGTCGTCGGTGTACTTTGAAAAGCGGACTTCCTTCGAAATTTCACCGCCCTTGTTATCTTTCTGTTTCACGGTCATCACGTACTGGGTGCCGTCCTCGCTGTCCTGCACATCCACGTCCGTTACCGTGCCAACCAGCGCATCGAACACCGCTCCGGATGTAGGGGCTTTCGTTTCCCCGCTCACCAGTTCCTCGGTAGGCGTGGCTTTCTCGTCAATGCTCTTCACGTAATTTTCCACCAGGCGGCCGCTTACGGGCAGCCCGCCGGTTGCGGCGTCACCGCTCCAGTTCGTATGCTGCATGTCCAGCCCGTCCTGGTCATATACCTTCTTTGCCATAATATATCGCTTTAGTCATTATTCATTTGTTTCTTCGCCACCCGTCGGTCCGGCTCCACGGCTTGTCGCCTCTCCAGAACCCGCTGCCGAAACAGCTGCTTATGGCAGACCACACCAGCCTCGCTCCGGCATAGACGGCCGATAGGGAACGTTTCCCCACATACACAGCCGTTATTTCCTTACCGCCTATTGCTATCATCGTCACTCCTCCTCATAAATCAGATACAGCGTATTCGCATCCTTGTCCTGCAGCGCCTCGTAAGCTTCCCCGCTCATCACCTCATGC